CCGCCGAAGTTGCAGGGGCACTTAGCACATCAGCACCAGCAGCCTCAATGTCAACTGTGATGTAGCGATAGGTATAGGTTATGGCAGCGGTTTCCGCCTCATCCGTTGCCCCAGCCATAATGGTTAGTCCGCCATCACCCGCTATAGCATTATCACCTATAACGATGAGGGTGCAATGGTTGTATTTTGACATATCAATCGTATCACCACTAAAGCCCGCATTGTAGTCGCCAGTAGTACTTTGAACTATGGGGACTATCCCATGCGATTGCGAAAATCTTGCGCTAGACATTTCATTTCCTCCTTATTTATTTACGCCCTCTCTGCAAGGGTTATGAATGGGCTGAGAGTGCTTCCTGCTTTCGGTTGTAGGGTTGACTGCCACCAGGGTTGGCCATCATACCGCATGACGAATCTGAAGGCCATCTCATCAGTAGTAAACCGAACGTGCATTGAAGAAGCGAAGTTTACTCCGCCCTTTTCACCGATTAGATACTGGCTGAAGTCGGCTAAACCTATATCATACAAGTCGCCCAGCGTTGACATCTTCTCAGTGAAGAGTAGGGGTCTGCCCATCAGGGTTGCATAGGGCAAGCCAGAAACGCCACCAGCAGGCATCCATACAGGAACGCCCCCTGTGCCGACATCCATTGTCATTGCAGCCAGTTGCGGGAAGGTATTGATGTTGGCTACCCATACCGCCTTAGCATGACAAGCAGGATACAACCTCGACCACATCTTGATGATATTCTCATAAAGTATGGTATCTGCTGCCTGCCCAGCTTCTATAGCAACGGAAATCAGGGATGGATTACTGGCATGGAACACCCCCAGAGCTTGGTTCACCCCACTACCTCGCAGGAAGTCATAGTCCTGAGTAAAGGCTATCGCCTGACCGAATGTGCTTTTGATTATCGGCTCAATTGATATAACCGAATCTTGCAATAGCTCGTCGGTTACATAGCACAACCCCGTGAGTTTATGGAGAGTAAGACTCACCTTGCCGAATACTGGATTCTTTTCAGTCTTTGACCCCTTCTCTGCTGTCCTGTAGATGATAACTCCGCCAAAGAAATCAGTGGAATGGTCGTCATCCACCAGTACTGGGAGGGTAACTCTATTGGTTGCCATCGGGATTGAAGTTGCCCTCGGTCTCACAATTGAGCTTTCAAGCGCAGTCTGAAGTAGGGTTGCTCTAAACTCTTCAGGGACTAAATAGCCACCCTGAGATAAGTCGCCCTCTTCCATATAGCCAGCAGTCTTGCGCATTGCCCGACCATAGGCTTTCAGTGTTTCAGTTGGTTCCCCGTCTGGCTGCTCAACCTTGATTAGGTCGGTGAAGAAGTGAGCCATATTCTTGAAGCCAGCCTTCGGGTCTTCGAGTATCTTCTCTTCGGGTGATTTGGTGATAGCAATGGTCTCATCCGAAACAGGTAAGGCTTTTCTCTCAACCTCAGCCTCTTCCTTCGCCTTCGTAGCAGCCTCCAAAGCCACCTTAGTAGCTTCTTCTATTTCTTGTTTTTGTTCGTCTGTTAAAGGCATATTTTCCTCCTTATATAACTTGTGAGACAGCGTAAGCCACTATCTCTGCGATAGGTAGCTCCTCTGTCTTTACATCATCCTCTTCTGGCTCAGTCTGGAACCGTTGTCTTATATCAACAGGTATGTCGTCACCTGATAAACGCAATACTTCACGCACCAAATTCCATGCCTCTTCCATCGCATCCTCATTCATCCCCACTTCGTCAAGGCATCTGATAAGGTAATCCAATTCGTCTATAACCCCTTCCTGCGTAATGGGCTTCGGCTCAGGAATATCAGGAGGTTCTTCTATATCAATCCCCAAATCTTCCCAATCAGGCATCTCTTCTGCGGACTTGTGGTCTTCAACCCATTTCTTAGCCTTTGCCATAGTCCAGTTGTAAGGCGGTCTCTTATCAAACAGATAAGTCCTGACCTGCTTTTCCTTGCCACAGTAAAGGGCTTTGATGCCCTCTTTCTTACTAATGTCAATGGTGGCAGTTACCTTGCAGTCTCTTACGGGTATCCTAATCCAATCATCTGTCTCTTCTGGTTTGGTTATAATTTCAAGCTGCTTGGTTGTAATCACCCCATCCTCAACAGCATTAGCCAAGGCATCAGGATTAGAGGGTACGGGCACAATGGAGATTTCCAATAGTTCCTGCTTGGTATAGGTTCTACGTGGGGCTTTATCACCATCACCGTCTTCCCATTTCTTAGGGATGAACCCCACCGATTCCGTCTTGAGGTATCCCGTGTCAACTAGCCTCTCCACGATGTCAGCGAACTCATAAGTGCCTTCAGGGGGGAACTCAACGGTATTCTTTAGTTTCCCCTCTGACAACCATATCCTCGGGGCTCTCCCGATGGGTAGGGTTCTATAATCGTGGGCATACATAATGACGGGGTTCTTTTTGAAGTTCTTTAAATCCCAGCCGGCAGCATCAATGACCTCCCCATCCCTATCCTGAGTTGAGGTAGAAGCAGTAAACTCGTATTGCCTGTCCTGTAGCTTCTTTACCTCACAATCCAAGACCTTTGTAATCATTTCAGCCATAATTCAACCTCCTAAGTTATAGGAATAAATGTGCAACGGCAATTTGGGTGGACTGGAATCAGCCCGTGAGCCTCCATAATCGGATATACGTTGCCGTGATAGCTCATACATTCTTCACAGGTTCTTTCATCCAATGCAGCGTAGAATTCAGCCTTCTCAATCCCCGCATCTTCATATCCCCTCAATGCGCCCTCATTACTGGCTGCAATTACCTCAGTGCGGGCTATTTTCTTAGCCCTGCCCTTGTAGGTATCAAGGTAGAACCCTTTAATCCTTCTGGTAATCTGCGGGATACTCTCACCCTGCTCAAACCCTGCCCTTAACGCTATTCTCAGCGATTCCCTAGTAGTGGAATTTATAGAAGTTGCCATTTCCAGCGCCCTATCATCTATCCATTCTAACGCTTGCGGGTCAGCCTGCTTTATGTCTTCTCTGGCATCCTCATAAACAAAACTTATCAGGGGAGCGAAAGCTAACTTGAATTTATCATTCCATATCTCTCTATCAAAGTCCGCTTCGTTCTTATCCGTATAATTGGCAATCACTTCTTTGGATTGCTCGTTAAACAGCGTCTTGAGGGCAGCCATAAACTTAATTTCTTGCTGCTCCGTCTTCCAGATATACCCTTTCCACCTGGCTTCCTTCTGCTCTTCGGTAAACCCCTTTGATTTGGGTGGTTCTGGTACTTCGGGTGGCTCAGTTGGTGGTGGTGCAATCTCTTGGTCGGCAGGAGTAGGCATCATATTGAATGGTATCAGGAATACGTTGCCTTGAGGCACGGGGTCTAGCCCTTGCATCTGCCTAGCTTCATTGATAGTCATATACCCCGATTTGATACCCGATTCAGCCAGTGATTGCTTCTGTTCAATGGTTTCAGGGACTATCTCTTCAAAGTCCAGTTCCAAGCCCTTAGCCTTGAACATAGGCAATAACTGTTCATTTAGCTTATTCTTAATTCTGGTTAGCCTTGGTTTAATGAGCCATCGAGCGAAGGTATATTCTCCTGCCTCGGCATTGGCTCTATTGACATTCTCCGATACCCCCATCACCGACAGGGGAATACCGAAGGTAAACATCACGGCTTCCAGAGTCTGCTTCTGTAACAGACCGAAGTCCATATCCTTCTGTGATAGTGATACCTGCCTGTACTTGATACCACCCTCTAATATCCCTATCTTGTGCGCCCTAGACAGCCCTTCATGCCTTGAAGCCCATGCCGACCTCAACTGCTCAAATTGCTCTTCGGTTAATTGAACATCGCTTTCCAATACAGCATCGGGACGGGCTGAGTTCCAGAAGAAGTTGCGATTCCACCTGGTAGCGTAGTCCTGAGTATCCAGTATGACCGCTGCTGCCTGCGCAAAGCCCACACCACCTAACTGGTTCAATGGGTCGGGCATCGGGAATCTGATAATCTCATCGGTATTAAAAGGTATATCTTCAGCCCCATGATATATATAGCCCGCTATCAATCTATCTGTACCAGGCACGACCTTCATCAAATGAGGAGGCATTACCCATACTTCAGCAGGTCTACCCCCTTTATTTCTCGGTACATACCAGTAAGCCTTGCCCGCCAAGTCCATGTGGAGTTGTGTTAGCTCTATAATCTCCTGCCCAGTCTGAAACTCGTTGGCATAATCCAGTAAATCTAAAACGGGGTGAGTTGAGACCTGACTCCGCTCGCTTCTCTCACTCCCCTTGTATAATCTCCACTTAACCTCTGATGTGGCAGTAGCAATCCTTAATGAGATAGCAAACAGGGAATAGATAGAGCCATAAGCTGCCAGATACCCCTTTACATTGCGTTCAGGCGGGGTAGACCAGGGGTTCAATGAAAAGCCAAACCTTCTCTTCTCCGGTGCTTGCTTCCGAAACCATCTATCATAAAATGCCATATCATATCCACCTTATACGAGGCTCTTTGGATGAGCTATCCATAAATGCCAGGGCGAGGGCATCAGCCTTGTCAGGAGATTTTACACGATATTTGGTTTTCATTTCCTTTTTACTAACCAATTTGAGCCTTTTATCAGATTCAAAATCCCATCGGATGGTAGAAAGTTGAGCAATTAAATCTAAATCATCAGGGATGCTTATCTCTGCCTCTTCAAATCGCTTTTGAAGGCTAAAATACATTTCCGCCCTGATATTTACATAGTGTTCTTTGTCATTTGCAGTTTCGCCCACCACTACGCCATTATGAACAATCTTTAATTCATCTAACCTATCGTGAACGCCTTTGCCAATACCAATAGCATCAAGATTAACTACATTGGGCTTGAAACGGTCAATCAAAGTAATAATTTTCCCAGTGGTTGCCATTGTGTTGGCAAACGACCAGGTTTCTATCCAAATAACCTTGTTGCCTTGGCGAATGACTGCAACGCTTTCATCAATCCCCTCGGCGGCTATATCCACCCCCATAACTTTGGGTTCATTGAAATCAATTTCAACTTCTCTTTCAACCGCACTTTTAATTGCGCCATATCTAAGCAGGAACATACCCGCTTCAATGGTATCCCAATCACCTTCAAGTAATTGCTGCACTAATTCCTTGGGGTAAAGCTCTCGCAGCGTACTTTCATAATCAGCGGGTAAATGGGGATTATCCTTGGGTAATGCGGGAATAAACCTGTGGTCATCCAACTTCTGCTCAATAAACCTGTGCTTGACCCACCCAGGAGCAGGATTAGCAGTCATCAATCCCTTATACCTGACATTCGGAGCCTTTAACCTTAACCTGGAAGCTAAAAGAAAGAAATGGCTCTCAGATGTCTCCTCCGCCTGGTCTATCCCAAACCACCCTAGCTCCATAGACTTTAACCTGTCTATAGCCCTCTGGTCATCCCCCAATCCCCCATAATATATTAAGCTCCCGTTAACTAACCTGTAATAGTTCTCAGTCTGATGATGCTGCGCTACTATGTCACCAGGTAAATACCTCTCCAATGTCAATAGCGTAGTCCTCATCAGAGAAGCCAACTCGTGCCGGCATAAATACCCCACATTCCCACTACACTCTAAACTTAACTGTAACCCCTCATTGCATAACCAAACACTCTTCCCCCCTCCAACCGCCCCACCATATAACACAAACCTTTCACCAGCAGTATGAGCCTGTATCTGCTTATCTGTAGGTCTGTATACCTTCCTTAAATCTATTACCTTTACCATCAGCCCCTTAATAAGGGAGCTAGGCAGGACTTACCAAATTCTGCATTCCATCATCAATCTGCGCCTGATTGCGGTGGGTTTACGCTTTACCTAGCCCCTTTTACTTTTGAATAGGTCTATAAGTTTTGCTTCTTCTATATACTTGTCGAAAGTCTTAATAGTGAATTTCCTTCCCTTCGTATCCCTACAAGCGAAATCGCTGATATAGGGTACGCCCCCAGCCTCTTTCTCTGTGTACCCTTCTATCACAGCACCTAATATAAATCTATCTAACTCTTTCATCATTCATCACCCCTTTTGTTTTGCTATAGTATTAGAGAGGGGTTATCTCGCCTCCCCTTCTAACTTTTGTAAATTCTGGCCCCCTACCCCTGGGGCGCACTATAAACCTTATGTTAAACTAGGCACGGTTTTACCCTCTAATGTTAGGTATTTCTCACAGTGCTTTTTTAGAGAGTTAAGGTATTTGGCGAACAT